CAACTGGTGGCGCGACGAGTATTACTGAGCCAACTCTGTCAAACCTCACAGCGATGTGGAATGGAATGATGAGTGGTATTTCGGGTAACTCGGTACGCATCTGCGAGCCCTATACGCCATACGCTTGGCCTGCAAACTACGAGATCATTCCGCCAGACAGCAAACCTGTTGGCCTCGGTGTGTTTGGGCAAAGTCTTTTGGTGCTGACAACTGGCCGCCCCCTACTCGTGCAAGGCTCAACCCCTGATGGCATGGATCAACGTCCCTTAGAAATACAACAAGCCTGCGTTTCAGCACGTTCTGTTGTGAGCATGGGTAACGGTGTAGCTTGGGCCTCTGAAGACGGTTTGTGCTGGTTTGGCGATGGCGGTGCTCGTGTTATTACTAATGGCGTCATGCTCCGCGAAGACTGGCAAGCTCTGGTTCCAAGCAGCATCATCGGTAAGATGTATGAGGGTTTATACTTAGGTAGTTACGACGACGGCTCTGGCCGCAAAGGCTTCATCATCGACCCCAATGGCGGCGGTATCTTTTTCTTGGACGTCGGCTACGAAGCTATGTACTTCGACAGTCTGAAAGATCAGCTGTATGTATTAACAGGTACAAACGTCGGCAAGTGGGATACTGGCACATCGCTGACCTATCGCTCACGTAGCAAGCCCTTCCGTCAGGGTTCACCGATTAACTTTGCAGCTGCTGTGGTGGTAGCCAACGCCTACCCAGTGACATTCCGCTTATATGCTGATGGTGTGCTCAAGCACACGCAGACTGTTGCAGACCGCAATCCATTTAGATTGCCTAGCGGCTACCGCGCATTTGAATTCCAGATTGAGCTCGAGGGTACAAACCCCGTGCAAGACGTGGCTATCGCGACATCTGTTGAGGAACTCAAACAGCTATGAGAAACGACATCCCAAGCGACAGCGCCAGTAACTTTGGCTCTCGCGTTCGCGAAACCTTGATGACCTATTTAGGCAAGCAGGGCGACCCGCTTGACCGTGGTATCACGATTCGTGACTTGGTTGACTCTGGCTTTGCGTCTCTTAGCAACTTTAAGTTCGGTGGCGGTTCTGCTCCACTTATTGCTGGCCCATCGATTACCGATGCATATGTTCCTGATTTAACACCGCCGCCTACACCTACTGGGTTTACTGCTACCGCTGCGATTTCAAACATCATCATTGAGTGCGATGACCCAGTCTACTCACAAGGCCATGGTCACAGGCTTTCTCGCATTTATGGCGCTACTCGTGCAGGCACTGCGCCTCAGCCCGTCTTTGCAGATGCTGTTGAGATTACCCAATTTTCTGGTGCAGTTACGTCTTACTCTACAAACCCAGCCACCGAGTGGCACTTGTGGATTAAGTGGGAGTCTATTGATGGTGTTTTAAGCGCATCCCCTGCTGGCGGAACTAACGGTCTTGTTGTTACTACAGGCCAAGATGTAGCTAAGCTTCTTGAAGCCCTGACTGGGGAACTTACAGCCGCACAGCTTTATACCGATCTAGGCGCTCGTATTGATTTAATTGATGCCGCAGCCAGTGTTCCCGGGTCAGTCAATGCTCGCGTTGGTGCGGTGCAAGCTCAGGTCAACGACATTCAGAATACTCCTGCGTACTCTAATACTGAGACCTATGCGACAAACGACCTAGTTACTTACAACGGCGCTATTTACCAAGCCAAGTCAACTACGACTGGCAACCTGCCAACCAACACAACTTACTGGACAAAGGTCGGTGACTACACATCACTGGGTCAGGTTGTTGCTGCACACACGACTCAGATTGCAAATGTTGTTAGCGATTTAAGTGCTGAGTCAACTCTTCGCCAGTCCCTTAGTGCACAAGTTAATGACGCTACAACTGGCCTGCCAGCGACTCGCTCGACTTTGCTGACGAACTACTACACCAAGGCAGCAACTGATTCAGCCATTAGCTCTGCAACAAGCACGCTGGTTTCTACAACTGCGTTAAACACGGCTCTCGGTAACTACACCACCACTGCTGGCTTGGTAGCGGATTACTATACAAAGACAGCGACAGATTCTGCAATCAGCTCGGCTACGCAGTTCTTAGTGTCTACGACTGCGCTAAACACGGCTTTAACCGCATACACCAACACAGCTACGCTGACTGCCAACTACTACACCAAGACAGCCGCAGACTCGGCCATTAGCCAAGCAACTCAGAACTTGGTTTCCACGACTGCGTTAAATACTGCGCTCAGTGCATACACCAACACGGCTACCCTGAACTCGCTGTACTACACCAAGACAGGTGCGGACTCGGCCATTACTGCGGCAACTCAGAACTTGGTTTCGACAACTGCTCTGAACACTGCTCTTGGGAATTACACGACCACGGCGTCTCTGACAACAAACTACTACACCAAGACTCAGGCTGACAGTGCGATTAGTTCCGCAACGACCAATCTTGTGTCTACTAGTGGCTTGGCTACGACACTAGGTGATTACCCTACTAACGCCACACTGACAACAAACTACTACACCAAGACAGCCACGGACTCGGCAATCAGTTCTGCTACGTCTACGCTTGTCTCAACCAGCACACTGAACAACTACACAACGACTGCGGCGTTGCAGGCTAACTACTTCACCAAGGCTAGCGGTACTGCGCTTGAAGGCAAGTACACAGTCAAGGTTGACCTAAACGGTTATGTCTCTGGCTTCGGTCTGGCTTCTACGGCTAATGATGCAGGGGCAACCAGTACTTTTGCTGTTCGTTCTGACTCGTTCTACATTGCAAGCCCTAGCGGCCCGGGCATTACACCCACGATGCCGTTTATCGTTCGGACAACACCTGTAACTATTGGCGGTGTAGAGGTTCCTGTTGGTGTGTATATCACTGATGGCTACATTCAAAACGGCACGATCACTAACGCTAAGATCGCCAACCTCGCGGTGGACAATGCCAAGATTGCTTCTTTGTCTGCTGACAAAATCAGAGCTGGCTCAATCAGCGTTGGTCAGTACATTCAATCTGCCAACTATGTCACTGGGTCTGCTGGCTGGAAGATCGATGGTAGTGGCTCCGCTGAGTTTGGTGCTGCCTCCATCCGTGGCCAGTTGGTTGCGTCTCAGATTAATTCAAACGGTCTGTCAATCCGTGCGGCTGACGGCACAGTGATTCTGTCTGCGGGTTCTAGCCTTGGAGCCAGTTCTTTTTCTGGTGATGTCACAGGTTCGATCGCTGGAACTACTGCTTCTACTGTTGTCAATACAGCTAACAATGCTAACTCAACAGCCAACACGGCTAACTCAACGGCAAATTCTGCCGTTGCAGCGGCTTCTACGGCTCAAGGTACGGCGAATACCGCCGTTTCTGCGGCTTCTACTGCACAAAACACAGCCAACAACGCTGCCTCCGCAGCTTCAACTGCTCAGTCTACTGCTAACTCCGCTGCCTCTGCCGCTGCTGCAGCCCAAGCCGCTGCTGACGCTAAACTTGCAAGGTCGGGTGCTCAGATTCTGACTGGCCCTGTGACGCTAAACGCAGCATCCGCAATCACTGTGGGCAACCCTGCACTAAACGGCCAACCGGGCTTCAATGGTTTCTACATCGGCAGCACTGGTATCGTTGGAACTAAGAACGGCTTAACAACTTTTGCTCTGGACAATGCGGGTAACGCCACGTTCAAGGGTGATCTGACTGGTGCGTCTGGTACGTTCAGTGGTGCGTTGTCTGGTGCTACTGGTACTTTTAGTGGCGCTCTGTCTGGTGCGACTGGTAGTTTTTCTGGAGCTGTAACGGCATCTACGCTGACTGCTGACAGCATGAACGTCGCCCGTCGTAACGTTCTGGAAAGTGGAGTTCTTACCCTGCCATCTCAGACATTATTGGGTTATACCAGTACTTATATGAACGACGGTGAGGGCGGCTACTACATTGACACCCCCCTTCCAGTCGGAACATCTCAGCTTGTCAATATTAATCGTGTAGTCCCAACAAACATAACTGACGATTATTTTTCGGCGTTCCCTCTAGCCGTCATCCTCAGACAGCCGTTTTCTTGTAGTGCTCAGCCTTTGTCCGAGTCTAACTATTCTGGCGGGGATGGGCAGTTTAATATCACTGTTGTTGCTGAAGTCGTTGTAAACAGACGTTACTCAGTTGGCGGGTCTACGACCACAGACGATAATCGGGTTTTTATTTTTCTGCGGCACTACATCATTACAAACGTATCAAGCACTTTTACCTCCCTCACAGTCCCCACGCAAGTACGATGGATACTTAACCGAGCATGAAATACACATACGACAATGACAATTTCTACAGCGGGACAATCTATGTTGATTCGCCTGTTGGAGTATCTGAGGCCCCACCCGAGGCTCAAGGTAAGTTGCGCCCCAAATGGAATGGCTTAACATGGGTGCTGACTGCCGACTACCGCGGTACGACTTGGTTTAACTCGGACACCAAAAAGTATGAAATCTCAGACCAACCCGACGATGCACGGACAGCTCCATGGGTTGAAGTTGTTGGTGGGACTATTACAAGTAGCTTTCCACCTGCCGCCGACTACATCTTTGACTATGTCACTAAAGAGTGGATTCCCGACATTCCGGTACTAGAAACCAAAGCTAGGGAGCGACGCAATCGTTTTCTTGCTGCTTCTGATTGGACTCAAATGCCTGATGTACTGTTGGCTACTAAAACTGCATGGGCAACCTACCGACAGGAGCTACGTGACATCACGGCACAATCCGGCTATCCTACAGAAATCACTTGGCCAACTCCACCGCAATAAGACATAATACGCACATGGCAGAACTTGTCTTTGACCAGAAAGATCGTATTGGCGCTTGGGTTGCTGAGCGTGTCGGTCAGAACGCAGACTGGGGAAGTTTCTATGCGCTCGGTGTCATGCAGGGTGACGAGGTTCTAGCCGGAGTAGTCATAAACAACTACAATGGATCAAACGCTACATGTCATATAGCCATCGCACGGCAGACGAAGCAAATCATTCCCCTCTTCGAGCATGTGTGCAACTATGCATTTAACCACTGCCAGTTAAAAAGACTCACTGGTATGGTGCCCACAAATGAACCACATATCATAGAATTCGATAAGCATCTTGGGTTTGAAGAAGAGTTTGTAATGAAAGACGGCGCTCCCGGCGCTGATATGCAGATTTTGGTAATGCGGCCTGACACCTGTCGTTGGCTGCGCAAGGAGTAAATATGGGCGGAAAATCAGCAGCACCACCAGACTATTCGGCGATGGCCGCTGCCACGGAACGTGGTATTGCTACTGCAGAGCGTCTTGGCAATCGTCAAATGGACTTTGCACAACGTCAGTACGAGGAAATGAAACCTCTGGCTGAACGAGTTGCTGCCCAGCAAATGGCTGCTCAAGAACAGCAGATGAAGCAGGCGCAGGACTATTACGACTACCAACAGAAAACGTTTCGACCGTTGGAGCAAGGTCTTGTTGCGCAAGTACAACAGTACAACACCGAAGGTAACAGAGCCCAGCTTGCCGCTCAGGCTTCTGCTGATGCAGCTAACGCATTCCAATCTGCTCAAGGTGTAAGCAATCGTGAGATGGCTCGTCGCGGTATCAATGCCTCGTCTGGCGCTGCCCTGATGATGAGAAACCAGAACGCTCTTGGTCTTGCAGGTATGACTGCAGGTGCAGCTACCAACGCTCGTCGCCAAGCTGAACAAACTGGTTTCGCTCGCAGCATGGACGTCACTGGCTTAGGTCGTGGTCTTGCAGGCGCTTCGCTCGGTGCATATCAAGGTGCAAACGCTTCTGGCGCTGCGGGTCTTGGCTCAGCAATGTCTGCTGGTAATCAGTATGGCTCTGCGTTTGGCCAAGGTGCCGGTTACATGATGGGCGGTGCTCAGATGGGAATTCAAGGGCAAGGTCAAATTCTCGGCTCTCAAACAAGTGCGTACAACACTGGCGTTAATGCTCAAGGTCAAATGCTTGGTACGTTGGCAGGTGCTGGTCTTACAGCCGCATTTAAGTATTCTGACCGTCGCCTCAAAGAAAATATTGAGAACGTTGGCCGCGATGAGCGCACCATGTTGCCGCTTTATGAGTTTGAGTACATCGGTGGAACTGGCAAACGCTTCTTGGGCGTGATGGCCGATGATGTTGAGAAACGCTACCCAGAGATGGTCTTCACAATGCCTGACGGCTACAAAGCAGTTAACTACGCCGGTCTCGGCATTGAGATGTTGGAGGTTTAATCATGGGATTTGCATCGGGATTTCAGGTAGGCTCACAAGCCGTCGAGCGCGGCATTAAGTTGCGTGAAGAAGAACAGTTAAAGAAGCAACTAGCGGAAGCGTATAAAGCTCCCACGTCTGGCCTAAGCTATACGTCCGAGCAGATGGATGAGATGCGTCGCAAACAAGGTTTGGGAATCTATGACATTGAAGCTGTTCCCGGTGCTGAAGGACAAGCTCCTACACTTCGCTACACACCTAAACAAGGACTTGATCTACAAGGTGATGTACCTGCAGGGCCCACTGACTTTGCTCCCCAACAAGTTCAGATGTACGGTGGTCGTAGTGTCGCCGGGCAGTTTGATCCCGTCGCGCTACAAGGTTTACAGGCTCGTCGAGCTGCTGAGGCTGTTGGTGCTAGTGGGGACTTCCGCGGTGCCGCGGCGCTGCAACAACAGGCTAGTGATTTAGAGTACCAAGCAAAGGTTCGCCCTTTGCAGCTTGAACAGCTAAGACAACAAGGGCTGTTGACTGGTCTCAACCTTACCGCAGCGCAGAAAGCCCAAGCAAAATCCGATAGTTTTGATGCTGCGTTTGAAGACATTAACAAGACAGAATACGAAACGCCTGAAGCAAAAGATGCTGCTGTCCTATCTGCTGTGGCCCGATTCAAAGGCCCTGAAGCTGCTGCTGCCCTGCAAGCCAACTACAGTACTAATGAGCGCAATAAAATTTTGACTGAAGGCGCTAAGTTTGACCAAACTATTAGACAAGCGCGTCTTAAAGGCCCAGCCGCTGCGCTTAAAGCTATTGATGAGCTAAACGATAGTTTCACACTGGAAATCGACGGTTTCAAAGTAACGCAAGTTAACAAGGATGGCACGCGAGTTCCTTTCCTAGAAGCAAAGTCTGCTGATGAATTTGCTCTTAGTGTTGATTCTAGAATCAAAGAAGGCGGTGCGTTTGAGTTGGCCAAGTTTCGCCAAGACGAAGAAACAAAAAAGGCTCAAGTTGGTTACTACAACGCAATGGCAAAAAAAGCTTCCCAAGAGGGCGGAAGCGCTGCAAATCAATTATCTGGTGTGCAGGTAGGATATTCTCGCGACGAGAAAGGCAATCCTATTCAGGTTATGAGTGCTTTGCGTTTTAACAAAAAAAGTGGTGAGCTCGAGAGTGTACAAATTCCTTTAGAGCGAAACGTGGTTCCTATTGGCGCGCTTGACCCTGAGAAAATTGCTAAGGCTGCTGAACAATTAGTAGGTACTCCAGTAGACCCGACTAACAAAAAGGGCCCTCAGCATACCTTTCAAACCGCACGGCAGGCAATTACGGATCAAATCTTTAATCAGTATCTTGGCACTGGTGGTGCTAACGCAAGTCTTGATCCTGCGGCACTGGCTAAACAAATTCTGGCTAATCAGAAACCAAATGCTCCTGCTGCAGCGCCAGCTGCGACGCCAACATCTACTAACCTTGGGCTTGATCCAAATCGTCCAAAGACAAACATTAATCCTGTGACAGGGGTTGCTCGTGAAACACCCGGAAGCGGGCCGAATTTAGCTGCAGCTGTGGGTCAGGGACTTGAAGTTGTGAGTCAGGGACTTGATGAGGGTCAGGCTCGCTATAAAGCCTATTTACAATCTAAAATAGCCAGCAAACAGCCTCTAACCGCCGACGAGGAAATTCGTGCTAAAAGGTTTGGTTTGAAGTAAACTATTAGCAGTTAGAACAAAGGTGCCTCTATGCCGTCTATTGCAGACCTGCGATCCGCCCTCGGGGCGTTTGCTAACGATAAAAGCGATGAGCAGCTTCTGCAATTAGCTTCTACTGCGGCGGGTGTATCCCCCGGTAGGATTGCTTCGGAGTACGGTTACAAACCCACAGCGTCTGGAATCTCTGGACTTCGCACCGGTGCGGCTATTGACCGCTATCAAGCAGGTTTGTATGGTTTGGGTGAAGCCGTCACTGGCGCAGATTTCTTCCGTCGTGGCCGCGAAGCCAATGAGTTTGAAGCCAATGTAGCCTCCGAACGCGCTCGCGCACAAGGTGCGATTGAAAGCTTTGAAGACGTTCGCGGTATTTCTGATCTGCCAAGCTACATTGGCGGTCTGGCTATTGGCTCCGCCCCATACATGGCTGAGGCCCTTGGTGGTGGTTTAGTTGCTCGCGGTTTGATGACTGGTACTCGTGCAGCCCTCGGCGCTGCACAAACTGCCGGAGATGTAAACGCTGCCGCACAGGCTACTAGAGCACTCCGTACAGGCCAGACTCTTGGCGGTGTCACTGCTGGCTACCCATCCGCAGTCGGCGATATTCTGCAAGCCCAACGAGAACAAGCTGATGGCCAAATAAACCTAGGTGCTGCAGCAGCTCTTGGCGTCCCCTACTCAGCTCTGAACGCTCTCGGTCTAGAAGGCGCGTTGGCTAGGCAGCAGGGTTTCCGATCGGGTGTTAGAGCGCTTGATGACCTTTCTGGATTTAGAGGCGGTGTGGCTCGCACAGCAGCCACGGGCTTAGCTACCGGTTTGGTAGAAGGTGGCACTGAGACCCTGCAAGAAATGACTAGTCAGCTTGGCCGTATGGCCGTTGACCCTAACGAACAGTTCTTGTCGGACGCTGCGCTTGCTCGCTATAAAGAATCAGCTATTGGTGGTGCGCTTCTTGGTGGCACTATTGGTGGTGCGGCTGGCGGATGGCGTCGTAGTGAGCAGTATCAAGCACCTCAGCAAGAATTAAATTTGCTGACTCCAGAGCAGCCACAAGTTGGTCTTGAAACAAAAGCACCTCTTGGAGCAAGCCTCACGGGTACTGATCCTGCTGCGTTAATGGCTAATCCTTTAGGCGGCCCTAAACTAACAACACCAACTTTAATTAGTGAAGAAACTGATCTGACTCAACCGTTGGGCGAAAGTCTTACAGGTACAGCGGCGTCTTCGTTGATGGGCAACCCTCTTAGCGGAGCAAATTTGTTGGGTAGCGCTCCAGCTCCCTTGACAGTTACTCCCAGAACCGAGTTGCGCGACACATTCGGTGTTATCGCTACGCCCTCGTCTTTGCAGTTTTTTGATGAGATAAAGAAACTGGCTAAGGAAAACAACCTTGAGTTGTCTAGCCCTGTATTTCAGGACGTGTGGAATTACGCCTCAGACCCAAAGCCAATGACTCCTAAGCGTTTGGAGAAAGTGCAACAACTTCTCGATGCTGCTATTATTCAAGCACGCAAGGAGGCATCAAGTGGCACAGGAATTTCTACTGTACAACAGCCTGCAGGAGGCTTGGGAGTCGGGGGCGCTGTCGTTCCGGGAACTGTGGGAGCTGCAGGATCAGATGTTGCTGTCCAAGGAACAGTGGGTGGAGATACCGCCGCAGCTGGAGCCCCACCTCAACAAGCTGGAGTTCTTCCAAGCACCAGTGGCCAACCATCTACCGTTGTAGACCAAGGCCAAACTACTCGCGGTGCACCCGGTACTACTAATCTGGTCGACACTTCAGATGATGCGTTAGAGATTGCTCGTGCCACAGGCAACGCTGCCGAGATTGAAGCCATGCGCCAAGACCAAGAAGGCGGTCGCGCAGATCAACTCGACTTTGGCAATAACGAAATGGAAGCTGTCATTGACCAGCACCTCGCCAAGTCAAAGAATAAAGACCGTGATCGTAAAATCTTGCAGGCATACATTCTTGCTCGCAAATCTGTGCCTGAAGGCTACAAAGGTAACGTCGCTAAGGAAGTTGCTGACACCTTTGGTATTGATGCGTCTCGTGTTCGCCAGATCGGCAATCCAGAACTTCTCGCCAATATCGCTGAAGACATGGGATTTGATCGCAACCAAGTGTTTACACATTTGGGTATTGATTCTGCGCAGAAAGCTGCCTCGACAGAACTCGGCAAATTGGAAAGTGATCTTGCCAAACTGGAAGCTAAAGCTTCGCCATCTAAAGCTGACATTGCCAAGATGTCAGAGCTTAGTGAAAAAATCGAGCAAGTCAAAGGAAACATTGAGTCTGGTGATTTGACGTCTGCTTTGAAGAACTTAGGTCTTGAAGGCGAAGCTGGTGAGATGTTTGCTAGTTTAGATGACTCCCGCGAATGGCAGAAAGCCAGTACCGCCGGAAGCCAGATGGCCGTGAAGTTGGTAACCATTGCAGACAAAATTGCTGAATTGCAAGCCGCTGCCGCCGAACTAAAACAACTTGGATTGGCTCAAGCCGAGGCTGCCGCTACCGAGCGCATTAACGCTTTAACAGCTGACTACACTGCGCTGACAGAAAGTATTACTACTCCTAAAGCTGAACGCAAACAAACTAAGGCTGAAAAGAAAACTGAAGCTGCCCAAAAAGCCGCCGAAGAAAAAGATGCCGCAAAAGCAGCTGAAGCTGAAAAACTTCGTGCCGAAGCCGCCGCTAAACGTGCTGCTGACCGTAAGGGTCTTGAAGTTGGCGACACTGTGGTAAACCCTAAGTTGGGTACCGGCGTGGTCAAAGGATTCTCTGGCGACGGAGATGCAACCATCGTGACCGTTGATTTCCAAAACGGTCAAACTAAAGAGCTGTCTGTCAAGATGGCTAAACTGGAGAAAACAAATGCCGTTCAAGTCCAAGGCACAGCAGTCGTACCTGTTCAGCCAGAAACCCAAGCTGGCCAAGGAGTGGGCGGCCAAGTACGGCGTACCGAAAAGCCTGCCGGCAAAGGTCAAACCCAAGGCCAAGTCAAAGGCCAAGTAGATAGCGGCAGAGCCCTGTGGGAGAGCCTTTCTGCTAAGACACCCGGTTTGGTTCCATACGAGCAGTTGACTAAGCTTGAGCAGGACTACCTGACCGACTTGGCTGTTCGTACCAATGGTAAACCCGTAGTTGCTAAAGAGATGGGCTTGCAGCAGTTGCTGACCAAAGAGCCAATCACCATCGACGTAGAAGCCCGAGTCATTGACGAGCAAGTCACTGCCCAAGTGGCGGCTCTACCAGCACCTCAAATTGATCGCCTAGAAAAGCATTACGGTGACAAGCGTGACAGCGCTGAGTTCTTACGAAAAGTTCAAGAGGACATTACCAAGTATGTCACTCAAGGTGCAGAAGCCGTTGCCGGTGCTATTCGTAGCATCATCAAATCAATGGCTGAAGGCGTACTTGCTATGGGTATTGTGTTCAACCCGAACATTACCAAAGATGCTTTCAACATCAATGTTGGCAAAACCTTCCAACAAACCATTGAAGTAACTCAAGAAGTTCCTGCCGCAGCCAAAGCACAGATGTCTCCGACTGCCCAGACGGTTTACTCCGCCATGGCTCCTGTTGCAATGAAGTCTGGCAAGTGGTTTATGGTTGCCGACAAGCCAAACGGCATGTTGCACATCTTTAAGGAAGACGGTTCGCACGCGCTGTCCGATCCTACGCTGTACGGCAAAGACACAGGCGACGTTCTTGATGCGGTCTCTTCACTCGAAGGCGGCCCGAAGATTACTCCCGCCGGTAAATTTACTCTTAAAGCTCGAGCATCTACCTACGCTGGCGGCCAAGAGTTGATACTGGTTGAGTCAAAAGACTACACTGGCTACATTGTCGTTCACGCTGCAGACACGAGCACGCCATCTGAGAACCGTTTAGGTAGGTTAGATACTCCTACTGCAGCAGACAATCGCGTTAGCTACGGCTGCATTAACACCAAGCACGACACGTTTATCAACGAGATCAAGCCAAACATTTCCAAGTTAGATGGCGGTATGGTTTTTGTTGTGCCAGATGCGCAAGACCAAGTCGCTCAGATGTTTGCTGCGGAGACTCGTACTGAGACTCGTACAGAAGGCGGCGAAGGCGCTAAAGGCGTTGCAGCTGCTCAGGTCGTTGGCAAAGAAGAGAACATGCTGTTTGGTAAAGACGGCAAAGCCAAGAAACCATACACGGCAAAACAACTACTGGCCGAGTTGAAAGATTTTATTCGTGCCGATATACCCGGTCGCAAACTCATGGTGGTTAACACCATAGACGATCTACTCAACGACCCCGATCCAAAAGTTAGAGCGGTTGGTGAGGCAATTCAAAAAGAGAATGCCTACGGCGTTGCCACAGATGGCCGTGCGTATTTGATCGCAG